ACTATCTCCGTCAATTGCTAAACTATTAGGTGCAGCGCTACTCAATATTGGTGAAGATAGATCTATATTCTGTATAATACTATTTTCTTTATCTACAAGAATAGGAAAAGATGAGAGAGAGAATGCTGATAGTATGGCACCGAAGATATCAATTTTATAAATTTTATCATCCCTTCCATCAGCTACCCATGATCTGTAATCCTCTCCTGCTCCTGCTCCTGAAGGAGCTACTGCAACTGCATAGCTTTCTGTGCTAGTAGGTGTTTGGTAGTCAACTACATAAGCAGAAAGATAGACATCTGCAAACCCACCACAATAATTATAAAACGATGTTTTAAAAATGCGTTTAATATAATTATATTGAGGCTCAGCAATCCAGCCAACTATACTATCTTTAGGAAAATTAACAGGATCCTCAACAAATACTCCTGCTGTTAATTTGACATTTTCAACAGATGTACTAGAATTAAAATAACCTTTATAAAACCCACCAATAGAGCGGGGTATTTCAGGAGAAAAGTCACTATAAAAAGAAACTCCCGTTACAGATGCATGTGTTGTGTTGCTTACAACATCAATTTGCACGTTATAGGATGTTAAGGGTGGTACAATGTTATCGATACTGTTTGAATATAAAGGTGCATAGGTTTTTGTTGTATAAAATTGTGGGTCTTTGAATCTAACAACAAAAGGAATATCAGTTTCTGCAAATGAATTAGGTGAAAAGAAAAAGCTATTGGAAGATAGAGAGCCTTCACCATCTACACCGTTGGTAGTTATAGATAATTGTGCTGCAGGATTATGCCTTACTTTAATAATAGGAAGCACAGCGGGTTTCATTGATTGAAATCCATATGGTGGATAATCGACATAATTAAATATGTTGTTATATTGAGAATAAAAATCTTTAAACTTTGATCGATCAGGTGTAGCTATGATTAATATTGGTGGCTCGCGCGTGGTATAATTTTTAGTTCTATCGTCAACATAATAAAAATCTGCAGATGCCGTTGTTCCTGCAAAATATGAGCCTGGGTCAGATTCTGCGCAGCGCTCAATTACTCTGTCTTCATTGATGCGCGCATAAATTTTAATTCCCTCAACATCTAATTTATTAACAATAATAAATTCATAAAAATCACCAATGCGTTGTTGCTGATAAAAGCGAGAAAGACTACGCAAATGACTCCATTTATCGTTAATATAGGCATTATAATCAATAAAATCACCTGCAGCGCCTGATGCATATAAGTTGATTGTGTATATTCCGCTCAATGCTTGATATGTCTGCCAGCTGCTTTGATATTGAATTGTTAATGGTTCAATAATTCTACTGGCTGGCACGTCATAAATAAATCTTTTAAAATCTTTAAAACTTATATTATCACATACAAAGTCTTCAATAGTTACAGTTGGTTGATAAGAGCTGTCATATGCTTTACCGTTATTATCAAAAATAGTTAATCTCGGTAAATATTTACCAGGCCATTTGTAAACATGGCTAGCAGTAAGAGAATTTGAATAGGTACCGTCACCAAAATTCCACTCTATTTTTTTATTTGAAATAATTGTATCGCCTGATAACAAAGGGCATGAAGAAAAATCTGGAATAAAAGTTATAGGGGTAATATCAAGACTGTAAGCACTTAAAGTAGCGTGTCTATCGTATCCTATAGTATTGTAAAATACATATGTAAAATATACAGATGGCATTAGTATTCTCTCTCAAGATATTGTAAAGAAGGTGTTACAATTAGAATTTTATTAATAAATTCTAAGGGATTGTTAAGGTAAGGAAACTTAAAAAACGGCAATTGCGTATCCTGCGCTATTATACTAATATCTTTATAAGGATACACTGGATTGTGCACGAGTAAACTAACGCCAGGTATTTCTAAAACAGTTTCATCAATATATCTTATAGTTTTAATATCTGATACACCGTCAATAGCTTTAATATTGTTTGTTAATTTGGTAAGTGAAATTAGTAATCCTAAATTGTCTTTAGCAGTTGAAAAATACTGTTTAAATATTTCAGAAATCTCTTTTTTAATTGCTTCTGGATTTCGCTTAGAAGTAACATTTCTTATAATCTGTAGGTACGTTGTATTGCTAATTTCTGGATCCAGTGTTTCTGCTGGTGCTTGAATACCGAGATCTACTTGCATATAAATTGGATCATTAATTACAATTTCTGATGTAACAACTTTAGTTTTATTGAGGCTGTTTAAAATAAGCTGCTTTTGAGCTGAGTTTAAATAGTTCGCTCTAGTTGTAAGGGAAGTAGTTTTTTCTAATCTTGGTACTGCATAAATGTAGATGTTGTTAAAATTACAAGAATCGGAAAATTTTACCTGATTAAATAAAATACGTGAATCCATATTTGGTTTTTCAATACCAATATCAAAGTAATATTTGATATGTTGTGACAGATAATCCCAGTTATTAACTACTTTAGTAGATCCGAGAATATTGTTATAATTAGCATCCAAATAGTTCTTAAAATCTTCAGCAGTAATAAGGCGGTACTGGCTTTTAAACATATTAGGTGCATTTTGCTTTATCCTACTAGTGTTTTCTGCCTCAACGTAATTTGTTGAAGGGTTATTATTTGTGAAAGTAATGTAGCTAGCTTCTGTCTGCGTTAATACCTGTAAATTAGCAGGTGTTGTATCTATTTTAATTTGATTAAAACGCTCAGTATTATAACTAAAAAGGGTATTTCCGTTGAGTACGTTTGGACCAATTTGGCCTGCAGTGCCGTTAGATTTCAAATAATAGATTGCTACTTGATCATTAGCATTTAAACTCTTTCCATTTATATTATTGCCAAATTTAATTTCGTACATTCCATTCTCATTTAGTCTTATTTCATATTTTAATGCTGTCCCTCTCTCTAGGAATAATGATTCAGCAGCTTCCCACTTTGTCCATGCAGATGTACTTGTAGCGGGGTCACTCTTTACGTAAACATCAATATTAAAATGATCTATATTGATAGGTTTTTGCGTATTATCTAGCACCACTAATGTTAGTACTTCAAAAGGCTCGCCTGTTGCAATATAAGTAGGATATTCTGTATAAATACCTTGATAAAGTAAATTTTGCGCGCTAAAATCTTCTAAAAATTCAACAGCTGTTGTGCTCTTAGTAAATGATACATCTTGATTAAAAGTATAATTTACACCATTAATGGTAAAATAAGAATATCGTTGAATAGTATAAGTATCAGGTGAGAGCTGGTTGCCAGCTATGGCTTCAAAAGGTAGGATGGCTGTTTGGTTGCCTATAGGCTTGTAATTTAACAGCTTAACAATTTTATTAATATTTTCATAAAGCTCTGCCCCTGTAAATGTGCTTTCTGAGCTAGTTTGATTTAAATAAAATAGCAGTACGTGATATGAGTAAGCAATAATATCAATTATAGAAGATATATTACTTCCTTCAAAATTTTGATCGGTAAAAATCGTGTTACTGTTTAAGCGTGTAATAATTAAATCGCGTAATGAGGTTGCGTCAAAAGCAGCGTACCCATTAGCATTTAAGTTAAATGTATTAAATATATTTTGTGTAGCCATATATGTTAATTGTTAAGGTAAAACCCAGAATTACTTAATACTCCATCTAGTTTTAAGGCTGTATTATTAATGTATGGTACAGCTAATATCAAGGTAATGCTATACTGCTGGTTTACTTCATCTGCAAAAATTTTTATCGATATAGTTTTTACTCTTGGTTCAAATTTATTAAGAGCTGCTAACATATCCGTGCCTATCAAATTGCCTGTTTCTTTGCTAACAGGTTCAAACAAATATTGCATCAAGGACGTACCGTATTCAGGATTTAAAAGCTTTTGACCGGGTGTTGTTGTAAATAAACTAGTAATACTATTTTTAATAGCATCATAATCAAAGCTATTAACTGAATCTTTAATTATATGCTTTTTGAATAATTCATTATCTATAGTATAATTAAATTGTAGATCTAGCTTAATGTCAGAATACGTAAACCCATGGTATGTTTCCTCTGGTTTTTTAATAGAAGTAACATTAATAGAGGCCATATAACTATTTATGGTGAAAATTAAGTAGGAAACTCATAATAAATAGTATAAATATTATTAATGGAAAAGAAGTTTATAAAGCTTTATGAAGCTGCTATCAGCAGGTATACAAGAGGTGGTTTTTTAACAAGTGACAGGGTTAAATTTGTTGATAGTGTGCTTAAGAATGATTTTTTTAAAGACCAGCCAGAATCTATTAAAAATGCAGTAAAAGATCTTATTGATTCAGGCTTAAATTTACGTGTTAAAAATGTAAAATCATTTGCACCTGCTGTTATGGGTGCTGGCAATCCAGATAATTTTGGCTATGGCTTTACAATAGAAGTAGTTCCTGAGACTGCTCCTGGCAGATTTGATTATAACAAAGCTGTAACAGTGCCTGCGAATTTATTGGCTCATCAAAATGATTACCCTAATTTACCGCCAATACCTGATCAATTTAAATACGATAATAAAGTACAGATTGACCCAAAAGAAGTAAAGCTGCCGGATACAGGCAACTATTTGACACCCCAGAAACAGACGAGATTTTCTGATGTTGGTGGGAAAATGCAACCTGGTGATAGAGAGCTTACAGATAAGAATGTTAAAATTCCTGCTGTTCCTGCGGAAGGTCAGAAAGACCCTGCAGTCTACACAGCAATGTATTTACCTAAAAACTGAAAATAGTGTTGGGTCAGCTAAGAGAATAAAACAACTGAAGCAATTAATTTCTTGATCAACAACGAATGCAGATCTATACAAGTGTTCTGCAATTATTAGTAAATATTTGCGCTTTAAATCTGCATCTATTTCCTTACTTTCAATATACTTGAAAATTCCTCTAAGCATTAGAACATAATCAGCATTAAACATACTTTCATTCTCTATTAATACTTTCCTTAAGGTATTAATGTTCTTGCTAGCTATCTCTTTAAATACTAATTCATATAACTCATTATTAGAAAAGCTTTGAATCTTGAGCTTTCCTGTAACTGAAAACTTTTGTAGCTCGTTAATACAAGAGCGTAAATCAGGGTAGTATGATTTAATAAAATCAAGTAAAATAGATTTTTGATCTGCATCAATTTCAATTTTTTCTGCTTTTAGAATACTGATACATCTCTTAATTGATTTATCTAGCGGCGGTGTTACATCTAAATTTTGGCATCTGCTCTGTAATGCAGGAATAATCCTGTATTTATAGTTAGCAGTTAAAATGAATCTTGTTAAATTAGAAAACTCTTCCATAGTATTGCGGAGTGCGCGCTGACCATCAAGAGATATTCCATCAGCTTCATCTAAAATAACGACTTTAATGCCACCATCAATACTTCTGGTCTGAGCAAAGCTGGTAACTTTAGTTCTAATAGTTTCAATACCATTCTCAT